ACAATAGGAATGATATTGCTACTCTTTTGGTCTTCGGCAATCTTTTCATTCAGCTTGTTTGCTGCTGCTGCCCAAACCTGGTACTACAACCAATCGAATCCCTGCTAGTCTGTTGTTTGATAAATAACTGGCTTATACGTTTCTGGATACAACGTAAATGTCTGTACATCTGATACATATGAACCAGGATTACCATTAGCGTCCGGTCTACCAACAACGTACTCCCAAACCTAAGGGCCTCCTGTAACTGCAGAATTAGCAACATTAATTACACATTTATGAGATGTATACTATGTGCCGTCTGCTGGGAATCTGCTTACAATTCTACTATAGACAATGTTGTTAACGTCCTTAGAGTATTCTTTTCTCCTAGGATAAGACGTGTCTTCCGTAATGGCATTTTCTACTTCTTTGTAAGATTCAAATCGAGATGTCCAGTCTGTCTACCCTTTCTATCTAATCCATATATACTCATCATGGTATCCTACAGATATCCAGTTAAACGCTCTATCCTTATGCATGTTTACGCCAAATGAACATGTAACCATATTTGGCTTAGTTACATTAAGCTTAGACTTATCTGTACATACATTCTTATTTAAGTAAGATGCCTTTGGTGCGAAATTAGCTACACTATACTATTCCTTAGAATGCGGAAAACTAATCATTGGTGAACTAAGATCTACAATCCAAACATCTGCTGTACTAGCCCATCTTGCTCTAGAGCTATCTTTAACATTTGCCGACTGATAAGCCTGCTGTGCAGGATCAAGCTCAAATGTATTTTTATACATTGTATTCGATTTGATATCGAGTACAAGCTTTGCCCAATACCCTGTCTTAGAAGAATCTATAACACCTTTAAAGAAATAAATTGCATCAATGAACGATGGATCATATAAGTTAGGGTAAGTCTTAGTATCATTAAATATAGTTACAGAGCTATCGTTAGCCTTCCATAGATACGTTGTTGAAGTTAGCTCTTCGTTACCATATGTTAAAGCAAAACCATTACCAAGACTAGAGCTTGTATTGATTGTAAAATCAATTAACTTACCATCTTCATACCACTCTTGATCGTATGAGTCTACCTTAATGTAAGCATTTTCGTCTTTCTTGCTACCATAATAAGCTCCTGCAATAACATATGTACCGCCTGCTTTTATTGTGCCAGTAAGAGGCAAATGATATACAGTCTGTTTGTCGTCCGTTGGTCTAGTATAATGCAAATAACATCCCTATAAGCAAAAGTCGCTATCAGATGTATTCTCAAGTTCAACGAATGCTCTCGTACAACCATGTACGATATCTGTATCCAACGGAGCATAGAATGCACCAATTTTTATTCTGTCAGAATATAATCCAATGTTTTGTGTTTCAGATAATCTATTAGATGGGTTTGCTTTATTATATTCGGCTAATCTAAGTCTGCCGATAAATCCTCTAGCACTCCAACTATCAAGGTCAACACCACTAGCTATTACTCTATTAGAAAGCAGATCTTCGTCGTTAGGAATTTCTTGATTAATAAGATCTCCAGACTCATTGATAAAGAACTTGTACTTCTTGCCAGTGTCTTGGTGAATAAATGTAATATCTGAAAGGTCTGTTATTCGTAGGTCTTCACCATCCTCGCGAATAATACCTTGCTTCTTAAGCAAATCTAATACTTCACTTTCTGTCATACCGTCATCTGGTGTTGTACCGCCACCAGCAGCAATTTTAACTAGTTTATCATTATTTTTAATCCATAAATTCTTTGTACTTTCAACAAAGGTTAATTCGTTATTCTGAATTTGATTCTTTATCTTCTAAAGTACATCTTCTGATTTTACGGAACGAATTGTTATGTGTGATACTTTATATTTGTAATCCTGCTCAGATGGTGCGCTAGGAATAACCTGGTTAGAAAAGTCCTAGAACTTAGAGCATATATCAAACAAGGAAACGTTTGTATCTTTAAACGTAACCCAGTCTGGATAATACGAATATCCGATATCGTTTCGTATTTTATTTAGCTTACCATCATAATAATAACCCTATTTGTATACCTTGTCATGAATAGCATCACCGATACTAATGTATATATACCTACTACCAGCATCTTCTACCGTTCTACTAATGCAAACCATTATATTGTATGCATCAGCTTTTGGTAACTCTATTGAATTTATATTAAAGCGAGTCTGGTTTTCTCCATTTGTTAAATGTATTGTTACATCTGGATTGGTTACAGTAAAGTACATAAAAATCTTAGGGTCTGTAATCTATTTTACAGTCTAATCGTCATTCCATGTAGCTTCCCCAGTAACCTTTACTATACCTTCTTCATCATAGCCTAAGTTTGATTCTGGTGTAAGTTCACAACCCTAACCTATTGTAAGGCGTGTGACAGATGACAAATCTTCTTTATCAACCGCCCACAATGGTTCATCGTCTGGATCAGAAATACCATCTACCACAGATGACATTAATGTATTTTCATCTGTGTACGAATTGAGTCCGTATCTAAATGTATTCCTTATTTTTGCCACTTCGCTCTATAAAGCTCTTATGGCAGAAAACAAAATGTCGACATACGTACCATTTACCTCAACTTCTCTAGAAGGTTTTGTTTTTAGGTCACTTTCTTTATCAGCTATAAGTATGTATTTATCAGGAATATCACTAGGGTCTACACCATCTATGATATCTTTTGTATATGTAGGTATTCCGGCAAATGATCCAATGCCACTCTTTATAATTCGCTCATTTAATTCGTGCTGACCAACTTTAAGCTGTTCGTCGTATATTTGTCCAGCATCTGCCACAACGCCTTCTGTAGACGCACTAACAATCCTTCCGTATACGATGGTATCCTCTTTCTTTGGTCTTATATACGAGTTTTTAATATCTGCCATAATTAATAATTTTAGAATATCGCCTTTACAGAAACTCCTCCAGACATAGTGTTTTTAAGTACCGGATTAGAACCTGCATAATAATAATATCCTGTTTCAGCATTATACTAAACAGTAGTAAATGGTATATTATTCATACTCCCATCAATAAGGTTTTTAATAGGCTTTTTAGACATTACCCATAAGTATTGACCATCTACATAATTTACTATAGTTGAAAATCTTGATAAATCATGAACTTCGAGAAGCAGATTAGGGTCTACATTCTGTATTCCTACTTTATCATAAGTTTCCTGTGATGGATTTTCATACCCATCATCAGATCTATCAAAGCCCTTTTCGCTATCGCTTTCTTCGTCTTCAGCAAATGGTCTTACTGCCAAATATCCAATAAATCCAGAATTAATCAAAGGATCAACTCCGGTTGTTATTGTTATGCCACCAGTCTACTCTACACCTTTATCAACGATTTCAAATATCTCACCATAGTCTATTGTATTAGTTTTAAGCTGTCTTTTTCCCCAACCAGGAACAAATGTTTCCACAACAACGATTAATTGATATACTCCGCATATCTAATCCTTTGATGGGAAGTACGCATTTATAACATTGTTATTTGCATCTAATTCAGACTCCATGAGATATTTTGTTTTGTCCAAAGGTCTATATTTATCCATTTCGCACTTGCAGTCGAAATCTCTTCCATTGTAGTAGAATTTATTTCTACAATGAGGCAATACGTGATACGTAGGACATCCACACCAATTTAGCAAATACTAACTATTGCAGCATTTTTTATTCATGCTCTCGGTTAATGTTTTATTAACCAGATAACATTTTATATTTTTGATATTAGATGCACTATATTCTGTTTTATCAACAAGTGATATATTTATTCTAATATCATTTCCAATTCTAATTTTTTGCATATTGATATGTATTTAAAAACAAAAAGCCGAGATAGGGCTTATTACCCCACCCCGGCTAAATATTAAAATTTTGTTTCGTCGTATGCGGTTGCATTACTAATAGGATTTGCTATATTCTGACGAGCCTGAATCATGTTCTGAAGCTTCTCTACAAGTCCACCAGCAATCTCTACAGCACCAGTTGTAAACTTTTCACCATTATTAGATGCGTAAATCTCAACAGTCTGCTTTGTTCTACGCCACAAATCATCAGCTGTTCTATACTGATTCTCAAACTCGATTGTAATACCATCGTATTTATTATCGATATTTGTAACCATAGCTGGCTGAGGATCGTACCAGCAGCTACGATGCAAAACGCCCTGATAATCAAATGATGCGCGCTCGCGATCACGAACAAGCTTAGCTGAAGCAGGGTATGTTGTACCTTCCTTCTTTGAGAAAACTGCACCAAGGTCGTACTTGTTGTTGGATGCCCAACCTGGAGCAGCTGGATTCATCCAATACATATTTGCATCGAAGCGACCCTTCATATATACGTTTTCTGTTCTATTAGACTCATCGTCATCATACTTCATTGCTGTAAGAATGAGCTTCTTCTCATCAGCTTTAGCATATACTCTCTGACGCTTTGGAGCACGAATAATATCCTTTACAAGACCAGCAATAATCTGCTCAACACCGTCGCCAACTTCTGTAACGTAGCTATAAGACTCTGTCCACTTACGATAACGCATTGGCATATCTTTGAATGTAAGACGAAGTACAACAGGACAACCACCCTGAGCAAGAACCTTAAGTGTTTCTGCTGGAACGTTTGTAAAGTCTATTGTAATCTGATCTTCAGCATCGTCCTTATAGTCGAGCTTTGTTACAGATTTAATGTCTGCAACGTTGATGATATTAGACCACTTGATAACTGGGACAAACTTAACGGTGCCGTCCTTACCAACTTTCTAAAAACTATCAGATGTGATAACGCCAATCTTAAAACGATCTGCGTTTTCATCATAAGAATAAACATCCGCGATAGCTGTACCATCCTGTGCAGATGGATCGCAGTTCATGAATACAAACTTACCAACCAATGGCTTAAGTTCTGCTTTTGTTTCCTTGCCAGCCAAATCAGTAGCTGTAGCAAGTGTCTCACCGTTCTTGTTAGAAACAAGGACTGTATTTACATATGTAATCATATTAAAATTAATTTTTTCTACTCACCCTATAATATTAATGCTAGACCTAACTAGCTGGGCTTTCCACGTTAAAATTATTATTCTTGTGTATTTACCTCTTGAGTTATAGTTTTATAGCGCTCGTCTTTCTTGTTTTCTAAATACATTTGAGCAGCAATCTTTATAATCTCGGGCATAATAATATCCTCGAAATCCTCATATTCATCATAAGGGTTATCGAGTGTTATTTCTGTAGGCTTTCTGAGATAACCTAAAGAATATTCACTAATCTTATATTGCTTATCTGTTAGCAGCATACATCCATTAGAGTTTCTTACACGTAGAGGTCTAGCTCTATGAAATCTGTAATGGAAATCTGTAAGACTGTTGTTAACTCTGTACATAAAACTATCCTACGTGCACTCAAACATGCATGTATTGATTTTATTCTCTCCATCAAGATCGCTTATCACGACGTCCTCATTGAGTGAGAACATGAAGTCTTCTGGATATGTTATTGTATAAGATGTATATGACGGCTGACTTTCATCTACAGTCATATTTGTTGATGTGTAAGTCTTCTGTTTGTATAGTTTAATAAGATCTTCTCTACGCTTTTCATTTTGTTCGTATGAAGTTCCGTGAACAAGATCGCTATTAAATCTAAGTTTAATAAACTTACCAACAGCCTAATTGAGCCAGAATAAAGATTCGTCAGTAGATGGTTTGTCTAGCTGGCTATCAAATTTATTTATCTCTCTTTCTAGCCCTACTAAAATATCTATATTCCTCATTACTCAGCCTCCTACTATTTTGGTTGTGATTTCTATTTAGAATTACCCTAAGCAAGTTTTAGTTTATACTGAGTCAAATACATGTCTACAGCACCTGATACAAGCTCCTCAAAACATGAGTATGGGAGTGAACAGTAGCTATGTACAGCTCCAGCCGACTAGTCGTTATCATCAAACTTTAATACATTGAATGCATTAGGCTGGCAATAGTATGTAAGATCTACACTCTCTATCTATGTATATACATCAGATATAACCTTAAACTAATTACTTGTATAATTAGTACTTTCAAATATAACTAATGGGTTTTTTATAATACCATTATAGTTGTAGTACGCATTGATTACATTATCTACATCTTCTTGCTTAATAAGTATATTTGGTGTAATTACACCGTCTTCTAAAGTCTTATCACTTTTATAATTTTTTGTAACGATGCTTTCTGATCTTACGTACATTGCGTAATCTTCTGGCAGTTTATATAAGCCATCATCATTTGATGTCTTTATATTAACTCGCCTAATTAAAGATCTGCTAACATCGCTTATTCTTTTAGCTCGTCTAGTACCACGTTGAAAATCGTCTTCATTAGAATACAATACTTTTACATACTGTGTCTAGAACTCGCTTAAGAATGAATATATTGTATCGGTGCTAAGTTTCTACTCTGTCGCAAACTAAGGATATACTTCAATTAGTCTACGTTCAAACTCAATACCAAGTTTTCTTGTTTCTTCTCTTGTCATGATTCAAGTGGTCTAGTATTAGCTTTAGTAGTAAGTCTACTAGATTCTACAATCTCGGTAGACATAATGATTGCCAAATTAATTAATTCTTCCGCCATGCTATCAGATAACTCAAATTTAGTCTATCCGAAATCATAGTCGTTTACTGACAGTCCTGGTCCAATAGCAAATTTTGCAGGACGTTTAATATATGTAAACTCAGCTGTTGACTAAGCTCCATTGTATTGTACATCCATTGGATCTACGTATACCACAACATTGTTGTTCTCTATGCATCCTACAGGCTACTCAATCCAAGGTAGGTTTGTTTTTGTGACCTTAAATTTTTTAGCAACATCATGCGATACGAATACTATATTTTCATATTGATGATTCTTCTTATCATGAGAAGTAATACTCTCTTTGATTTCAATCTGTCCATCAATTATGTATAAAACAAAATTATCTATAGTGTGCGTAGCGAATGTATAGCTATTATCGCCAGATAAACTACCAATGGCGGTTAATTTATTAATCAATGGCTATAAATCTTCGATTGCTTTCATATCTGACTCAAACGCTGACCTTCTAGGATTGTTTCCCGTATATTTTTGAGCTATAAGAGCTAGGTAGGCTTTATCAAGTATTGTAGCAATCTCATATTTAGTTAGCGACGGATATGACGAAGTTATATTTGCCTTGTCATATTCAATCATAAACTTAGTATAAATATCACTATGCGTCATACGTCGTTAGTTTAATTATTTATTTTCGACCTGATTAATAATCGAGATCTTTAAGTCTTGATTCTTCTTTGCGTCCAAGTATGCAATACAATCCTGCAATGAGTCTGCAAGCATCTCGGAACCATAGTAATACTGTGTTCTATCCTTGCGGATAATACCTTTGGCAATAGCACTCTCGATCAAGAACTCTGTTTCCTTTGTCTTGTTATTAACCCACTTTGTAAAGAAGTTCTGTGGCTGTTTATCAACCAATGAGAACAATGTAGACTCTACAAGCTCATTAGACATTGTATCAGCACTAACACCGAACAGTCTAAGGCACTTACGCATCTCTTCAAGAGAAAGCTTACCAAAAGCAATAATAGCGTCTCTACGAAGCTTGTTAATTTTGTTCTTCTCAATAGCTTCAGCCTGTCTATTAATAAGCAGGTAATCCTTACCAGCATTAAGCTTATCAAGTGATGTGGCTACTCTCTTATGTCCCTCAAGGAACTTAATGATCATAGCCTGTCGTGGGAATGAGTCATCGAGGATTGTACTCTTAGAGCCAACCTTAACACAGAATGTATTCCAGAATGGTGAATTCTTAGCGAGATGGCCTTCTGGATAGCCAAGCTCCTTTTCAAATTTCTTTTCGTCCTCAGGTGTTAAACCTGTGTATATCGACCCAGATCTGGTAAAGTAAGGTGCAATATAATCAAAGCAATGTTTATACTTTAACAATCCAGCCCAGGGATTTTTCTTTCTGATCTTTAATTCAACTACCATAATTTTTCAATTAGTTGTTGCAATGCCAAGCTCCCACCCGATTTTGGGTGGGGTTGAACATTGTATATTATTTTATTAATTACGCGAGCTCTGCTGCTCTATTCTCAACTGCAATAGTCTCCTGGTCTTCAGCATCACAATACAAGATACCGCATGACAATGGGTTTCTCAACATGATACCCTCTTCACCAAGGAAGTGTACCTGGTAACCATCACGGCTGTTAGAACGCATAGTGTTGATGTTGTTTGCATAACCATTTGGCAATACAGAACCACCAGTACACCACTGTACGAACTCACGACCCTTACGACATACCTTAACGATGTTAGCCTGACCATCACGACGACCAAGGTCAACGAACAAGAATGTGTAAGACATCAATGGCTTACCTGTCAATGGGTGAAGCTGACGGAACATCTCCATGTTATCAAACATAGCACAACGCTTAACTGTCAACTCAATACCATTAGTCATAGTGTAAGTTGTGAACTGACCACCCAGCTTCAAGTCCTGACCAGAACCTGTAATGAAGTGTGTATCAATCATATTGAAGCTAGCTGCCTTCTCCTTCAAGATACGGTCGAACTCACGGATACCCATCTCACTGGTCAAAGCAACAAACTTACGCTCGTTAGTACCAATGATATTGTAGCAGAGATCGAACAAGTAATCCTCGAACAACTCTGTAGTCAGCTTTGTATAGTAACGTACGTTAGCTGGAGCAATCTGCTCGAACAAACCTGCAGAGATTGGAACGAAACGACCATTAGTACCCTTCAAATTGTAAGTACCATCTGCATTACGGTTAGAGTGAGCAAACAGCAACTGCTTCTCCTCTCTCTTCTTCCACTCACGAAGAGCCTTCCAATACTGATAGTCAGACCACAAATAAGACTTCTTACCTGTCTCAGGATCAGTCAAAGCGATAGCCAATACTGTAGAGTAAGCATCACCAGTGATATCGTAAGTAAGACGCATAGTCATCAAGCTATTACGCATCTTAAATGGAGTCTGATAGTTGATGATATCTGCCTCATCACTGTACTCCTCGTATGCAGAACCGATACGGTCTACCTGACGGCCTGGGAGCAAATACTCGCAAGGAATATAAGAACCCTGGAAGCCTTCTGCTACATAGCACTCATATACCCATGTGCTACCATCCTGGTATGGAGTACCGTTTACACGTACCTGGAAGTTTACATTGTCAAATGCAAGAATTGCACCTGGACCGAACCACTTCTCTTCAAGACCAAGATAAATAGGAGTATTGTTAATACCTGGAGTCAAACCTTCTGTAATTGACTTAGGAGTAATCTCCTTACCATTCCACTTAGCATAGCGGATATTAACAGCGTGATCAGCATCAATCATTACAGACCACTCATATTCTCTGTTTTCGATAGTCATGGTTGAACCAAGACCACCAGTTAACAAGTCGATGGTAGTTGAAATACCATCATCCTTTGTACCAAAAACCAATGACAACAAGCCTGCTACTTCATGAGGCTTTGTAAGCATTGCGTTAGCAATCATGTTTTCGTCTACCAAGTCAGCAAAACGCTTACCACGGTAGAGCTGAAGATTATTTAATAAAGAACTTGAATTATTCATAATATGTTAATTGTCTCATCATAGGTATTTTGACGCGAGATCCCATGCCTGAGGTTGTTTTTCATGCCCAACATTGTATGATGTATGATTTTTTGTTTGGTGTTTGAGCATTTGTCTAAGTTTACTCGCAGCAGATGTCTGACCATTGCGCTGTGCTTCGCCCAGTAGAGCATCACCCTTCATTGTGAAGTAGGCTGATTCTATCAAATTGTTAACAAGGTTATTATTAAAAGCCTTCTGATACTCTGTTAAACCGTCTGCATCAGTTCTTGTAATATAATCGAACAACGCTTTTCTATCCTCCTTTGGGATATTGATACCTCTAATATTGGTAAGACCATTAATACTAGAAGTAAGGTCATTCATAAACTGTGCAGCTTGCTGCTCTTGTTCTTGTCTCTGAGCTTCCTGTTGCTGAGCCATATACTCTTGCTGTTGCTGCTCGTACGCCTTAAGATAATTAACAGCATCAGCTGCTTCGTCTTCCAGCATGTCAGCATCTTCATAGCGCTCAATCTTGCGACTAATCTGTTCGTCATTCATTCCCTGTAATTTGTAGAACTCACGAACAGCTGCTTTCTGATTAGATTCGTCCTCCAAATCTATGCTGTCATAAGACATAGATTTCTGTTGTGTCTGATAGAAGTCTTCAAATTTACCACCATTCTTTACGTACTGATCAAGTTTAGCAATACGATCATCGGCGTACTGTGGGGTTGAATTCTCATCTACGACATCTTTGATATACTCCACGAGATCCTCGACTGACTTAGGCTTCTCGTCTGCATCAACACTCCAACCATTAGCTTCAGCGAATGCGTCAAAGAAAGCACCAATCTATTCTGCCTCTCCAGGATCTACGACGTCAGTGTCAGTCTGCTGATCATTATCATCATTGTCGTTATCCTATTCGTTGTCAACCGTAGTTGTGTCGGACGTATTATTATTTAAAATATTATCTGGGACCTCTGTATCATCATCGTGAGCATTAGGATCACCAGTTACATTCTTATTATCTTTATTATCCTCAGAAGACTTATCGTCATCTGGATTGTCTAAATTTTCAACATCATCATTAGGGTCGTCTAACACCTGATTAACCACATCCTGGTTATCGATGTCTGTAACGCTGTCGCCACCTTCCTGGCCACCGAACCCGAGAGAGCTCAAAGCGTCTTCAAAATCACCTAATGGATTTTTCTTCTTTCTTGCCATAATTTAAATTATAACTAAGTTAATATTTTTAATTGTTGTACGCTACACGGGAGTCGAACCCGTGTAATGTTATTATTTATTCCACTTTGACGCATTGCGTGCAAAGTTTGCTTTCTTTCTCATAGCTGCACTATACTTGCTTGGATTTCTTAAAACCTTATTGGCAAAACCTTGAACACTCATACCATGCTATTTAGCTGCTTTAGTAAATGTGCCACGCTTAGATGGTTTAATGCGGATATCTTTACCTGAATTATAATTAGATCTAACCGCATAAGCTCCAGTGATTGTTGGGATTACAGCATATCTAAGATCATTAAAATTAAAATTATCTCTCTTTGAAAGTGGTATTATATTTCCATTGTCGTCAAATGTAACAGCTGACGAGTATTTTAAATCACTTGGGTCAAAGTTTTCAACAACTGTTCCAGCAGGTCTAATACCTTGATCCAAAAGAAATGTATGCTTTGGCATAGCTTTACCTCCCCAGTCTTTTATATTATCTATAACAAGCCTATCTATATTATACTGAGGGTGTGTCCTTACTGCGTTTTCAAGTGTTCTTGTACTATAAATGTGCCCATTATATGGTATTTGATTCCACGGCTGATAATATCCTTCTATATTGTGGCTAACATTTTTTGAATTTGAATACAATTTCTTTACTCTCGACGCACTTCTATCAAACGAGTATGACATGCTCATTGGTAGATTGTCTGTTGTATATATTGCTGTATTCTAACCCTCTATTGTTGGATCAAACGCATTAAAAGTATGGTCGTAAGAATCACCAACTGTATGATACAACTATTTTGGTTTATCCTTATCCATTAAAGGGTTATTAGCTTTTATTTCAAAATGTTTATCGCGAAGCTTTTGTAAATCATCATATTCTCCAGAACTATATATTCTTTGATATATTTTATCAAGCTCATCATTGCTAATTGTGCTCATATTCATTAGCGCTTTATTCAGTAGTCTTTGGTTTTTT